AGATACATCCCACCAAGAAGCAGAAGGTGCGTTATTTGCTCCAGTCCAAGTAACACCAAAATTCGTAGAATTATAAATCAAACCATTATATATAACAGCAGTTTGATATTTTCCAGATGTAGACATAGCAACCCCCAAAAATTGATTTAATGGAGTTGACGGGGGTAAAGTTGTAGGATACCAATACTGTGCAAAATTATCTAAACTAACTCCGAAATCAGTAAAAATATTTAACATATTAGGGTCAAAAGTGCCAGCGGGTCCTATACTACCTGTAGGACCTGTAGGACCTGTAGCCCCCCCAGAAATTGTATTACCATATGTTATTTCATTTGTTTGTGTATTATATCCTACCGATAAAATATTTGACGATGTTGTATCCGAACGAATAGGGCTAACATAAAATCCTGGATTTTTAGCATTTAATGCTTGACCTGTAGCATTTAATATTATAGAATTAGCAGATTGACCACTATATCCAGCATTGTAACCTATAGCTATTGCATTTGTACCTTGCATATAATATCCTGAATTTTGACCTATTGCTATTGTATTACTTCCTTGAAATTCAAATCCTGATTGATTTCCTATTGACACTGTATTGCTTGAGTAAATTATATTACTATTTCCTCCATAAATTGTACTTAATGTTGAATTTTCATTAGTCCAATTTATTCCATCTATTGAATTATAAATTACTCCCGTAGTAGGTGTATTAGTTATAAATCCACTTGCGATAAATTTTTGTCCACTCCAATAAACATTATTAAAAGTTATAGTGGAAGAAACAATTGATGAGGCTGTCCATGTTTTACCATCGGATGAATACATAATTGGAGAATTGTATGTTGAATTTGTAACTCCGACCGCAACTAATAATAATAATTGAGGAGACCAACAAACACTTTTTCCTGTTACTAAAAATGTATTATTTGACAATGTCCATGTTAATCCACCTTCCGAATATGAAATATTTACTCCAGAAGAAACAGAACCAACTATTACAAATATACTTAAATATGGACTCCAACAAATAGAATTACAAGAAGTTAATACCGATTCTGGAGAACTCCAGTCCCATAATATTCCATCTTCTGACATAGCTATGGTATTATTTCCAATTCCAACTGCCCCAAATATTTTATTTTCTTCCGACCAACAAACAGCATTACCAGTTGTAAATGGTTTAGAATCTGTTGTACCAGGTATACCAGTCCAATCTGTACCATTTAGAGAATAAGCGATTGCATTTCCTCCCGTACCAACTGCAACAAATGTATATATTTGCTGAGCCCAGCAAATATTATTACATTTTTGTGTAAAAGGTGTAGATGTAATAGAAGTCCAAGTTTTACCATCAGTGGATGTTGCCATTGTAACTGGGTTTGAAGATGCAGTCGAATTACCTCCAGCTATATATAAAGATGAATATTGAGCATCACTTGTCATAGAAGTACGAACAACTATTACATTTTGTCCATAACACACTGATATTCCGTATGAACTCGCAAATGGATCAGGAGACGTTATATTATTCCAATTGACACCATCAATAGATGTTTGAATAGATGTATAACTTGCTGTAGGTTGAGTACATAATATATAGAGAGATGAAGAAAAATTATTTATAGACCCGGATTGATTTCCTATTGCAACAGAATAAGATCCTTGATTTTCTAATCCAGCTGAATTTCCCAAAGCTATACTATAATTATTTTGATTTAAATTACCTGCAAAAGTCCCTATTGCTATAGAAGATACACCTTGATTATCACTTGCCGATTCAGAACCAATAGATATTGAATAAGGATTTTGGTAACTATTTCCGGCCGAACAACCAATCGCAACAGTATTATTTCCTTGATAAGTTTGTCCACAAAATGTTCCAACTGAAACAGCATTATATGATATTTTATCATCCTGTATAGTACCAGTACCATCTTCTTTAAGGTAACTAAAATCTATCATACATGGATAATAAAATTTAGGACGTTTTTGCCATCTTGATAATATAACTCTTTCTCCTCCTCCTGCACTACAATTTGAACCAATTATTGTAGTAAAACTACTATTTGTATGGTTTGAATTTCCCATGTTAACTATAGCATTTAATATGTAAACTTCTGCAGACCCTATAGCCCATGGTACATAAGATATATAATGTAATGTTCCAACTATAGATGATTTAATAATATTCATACCGCTATATAGAGTTATTCCTGTTCCAGAAGCAAATACTGTTACCATTTTTCCGTTATCATGAATCATTTTATGAACATTCATTAAAGAATCAGCCCATTCGGTCCCAATAAACTGAGATAATGCAGCCTTAGCTACTGTTTGTTCGTTAACCATAGAAGTAAATAATTCTTTAGCAATTACAATTTGATCTTCTGCTCCCCAAATTTTAATACTATCAAGTAATTCCAATTGATCAACAGATCCAGATAATACCGAATTAAGAATTTCCGATGTTGTTACCTGTACATTAATTATTGATTCGACAGCTTCTATATTTTTAGCATTTATTACAAATTTGGCAACTCCATCTCCAACAGTTAATGCATAATCACTTGCTACTTGAGCATTTTCTGTCACAGTATTTGCAACTTCTACAACTTGTGTTTCCGATACGGCATATTTAACAACGGCCACACCTGTTTTAAAAAACCCGACTACTGCCTTTCTAGCATTTTTAATTTTTACACCAAAAAAAGAAAATTTATCAACGGCTACAGCAATTACTACACCTGTACCTACCGCAGCCTGTGCTATATCCTGAATCTCCGGAGTAATATTGCCTATATTTGCGTAGGCAAATTGCATTAATTGACTAGATATACTTCCCAGTATTTTTTTATTGCGATAAGCTTGTACTATATAGGACATAGTTGATTTCTGTTTTAAAAAATCTGTTCTTACTCTAGTAAGAATATTTTTTATTTTTGAATGATCTGCTGCGATCTTAAGTCTATATAAACCAGTTATAGCTCCACCTAAAACTATTAAAGAACCACCATTTATAACACCTTCAAATGCTGTATATATAAGAGGTGGAAGAGATACTATATATGTTAATCCAGTAAATACAAATACCGGAAAAAAATAAGCACTAACTGCGGTTACAGTAATAGTTCCCAAAACTATTTTGAATGTATCAGAATTACTTATTTGTGTCCACTCAATTCCACTATTAAAATTAAACCAACTATCTACTGTATCACCGGTTTCAAGAAAATATGGAAATGTTGAATAAATTATATTAGAAATTTCAGCATTTTTTATAACATTTGTAGTTTTATTATTTAATTCATTTTCATTTTTTTGTTGCGAAGAAGTTTGAGTAATACATACACAATAATAAGATATATCTGAATATGCAACAGGAACTGAAAAAACATCTATTCCATTTTTTTTGAATATAAAATTTTTTGTATCACAAGTTATTATAAAATTATCTTCTTGATTACATGTTCCTAAATATTCTTCCTTTCCAAAATTATATAGACCGTATACAGAAAATATAGTATTTGTATCTGTAGGTTTACAAATTAATCCTGCTTCAAAAATATTGTAAGAGTTTGACATTTCTATATTTTTATAACTAGAAAATCCAATTGCTGATACTGGATTAGTGAACGAAAATTTTATAGATCCCATAATATGCGATTTTTCAGTTGAAACTATACCAAATGTTCCTTCTGGACCAGTTTCTCCTTCTATAGAAGAATTACTATTAATTTTAATATAAGGTTTAACAATTTTAAAAAGATTTTTTGATTTATCTGAAACAATTAAAGACGATGTCATTTTATTTATTTAATAAATAAATAAATAAATAAATAAATAAAATCTAATAAATAAAAAATGTCAACAGATGAAAAACCTCCAAGTTATAATGTAATACCTATAGTAACTAAAATATATGACGCTGAAATAAAAAAAGCAAATATTATAGATATAAGCAATCCTATGATTGATACTATAAAAAAAACTATAAAAGTTAATATTACTTTTTATGAACAGATTTTAGGTAATTTAGAAACTCAATATAAATATATATACAATCAAACTATACTTATAAATAGTCCTGATTATGAAAAAATTATTTCGACATCTGATTATGAATATTATATTTCTAATATGATGGGTATCAATTTAAGTTGGGTCAATAGTGTATCATATAATATTAATATTATTACAACATATTCTAACAATTTACAATATATTTCTACTATAAATAATAATTTTAACTATAATCCACTTACTTATACAAATTTTTGGATTCCTATTTGGAATTCAACTATTACATATAGTATTAATAATGTTATATATTATAATAATAATTATTACTATTCGTTAGATGACACAAATACAGGAAATCAACCCGATGATACCGTGGATGATTGGTGGGCGATAAACAATGTAGCATATTCCGCGACTGGTATATATTATATAAATATGATAGTTACTTCTAATAATATATCTTATATTTCTTTAATAGATAATAATACTGGTCAAGCTTTAACTAACTTATCATATTGGAATATATTTATATCTGTATGGTCGACAACTATTACATATTATCCTGGAATGGTTGTTTCGTATCTTAGTATAAATTATATTTGTATAACCCAAAATACATCTATAGAACCAATTTTATTAGGTACTTATTGGGAATTATACACACAAAATTGGTCAAGTATTATAAATTATAATTATACAGATGTTATTTTTTACAATACTATAAATTATACTTCATTAATAGTTAATAATTTAAATAATATACCTTCTATGTTATCTGATACACAAACTTATTGGAGTAATACATGGTCGGATACAATTAATTATTTTGAAGGTGATATAGTATTTTATATAGATACAAATTATTATTGTACAAGTGATAATACAGGAAATATTCCCATTACAGGTTCTGTATACTGGATTTTTGTATGGGAAAATTCATACATATATACAATAGGTACAATTGTATACTCTTTAACAGAAGACACTCAATATATATCTATTATAAGTAATAATCTTAATTATGACCCAAGCAATTCTGATTATTCTACATTTTGGATACCAATTTGGGACTTGTCTGATACATATAGTATTAATAATGTTATATATTATAATAATAATTATTACTATTCATTAACTAATTCTAATACTGGAAATCAACCCGATACTTCAACTTCGCAATGGGCATTAAATAATGTACCATATTCTACAACTGGTATATATTATATAAATATGATAGTTACATATAATAGTATATCTTATATTTCTTTGATAAATAATAATGCTAATTATACCCCTTCTATTTCTCCTGCATCATGGTCTGTTTATATTACTATATGGAATAATACTACTACATATTCTACAGGAACTGTTGTTTTTTCTTTACCAGCAGTTACAAATTATATATCTATACAGAATAATAATTTAAATCATATTGTTACAGATAAAAGTTGGTGGAATGTATATATATTATACTGGTCTTCTCATAAAAATTATAATGAAAATGATTTAGTAATATATAATTATCCTTATACTACAGTTTACATTCCAATTCAATATATGTCACTAAAAAATTCAAACAATAATCAAACTCCTGGAGGTCCAGGAGTTCCTACAGAGTTTTGGTATCCATTATGGAATAGTCAAATATCATATACTGTAGGGGATAAAATATTATACATGGATATTATTTATGAATCTTTAATATATTCTAATTTAAATCATATACCATCTTCCGATTCTTTATACTGGAAATATCCAGCAAATTTTACAACTGTACAATAAATTATTTTTAAAAATATAAAAAAATTTATATATTATAAATGGAAAAAAATCGATTAAATATAAATGATACTTCTTTTCTTTTTGGAGGAGCTACAATAACTGGAATTTCATTAGGTGTGGGAGCAATTAATTTACAAAATTTACTTATTTCTACTAATGTTGTTTTACTTACACTTGATCTTAATGTAGACACGGAAGAAATTCCAGTTGTAACTAAAAATATTATTATTACGGATACTACAAAAGTTAGAACAATATTTAATGTTAATAATTTTTATAAATTTATCGCAAATTTATATAATATTGAATATCAAACTATGAATAAATTTCTCATGAAAAAAGAAACTCCAATCTCCAAACCAGGAGATATGTGGAAATATGGAAGAAAATATAAAATTTCTTAAGATTAAATTTTTTTAACCAATTATGGTTAAGAAAAATAAAAATAAAAATAATTATAATTTATTGCAATAAATTAATTTTACACTTTCTAATTTTGGACAATTATTTTTTATTGTATCTAAAACATTTTGAATATTATTTCCGCGAACAATTATTAATTTTTTTAAATTCTTTGCTTTTAAACTATTAAATTTTATAAAGTTTTGCGATCCAAAATCTACATATAAATATTCAATTACATCGTTATTTATATCAAATGAATTATATTTACTATATTTTCCTAGCGTAAACAGAGTCAATTTTTTACATATAGAAGATATATATTTTATATTAGTAAAATGTACAATTTCTGTGTGATTTTTTATATTTCTAATATTAGACCATTTACATACTAATAAAAGATCTATTCGACAATTCATTATAATTTGGTAAAATGAAGACTGTAATGTAAGCAAGAATATATGACGTAAATTTTTATCGGATATTGCAGAATCTAATTTTCTTAAAGATATTTTGTCTAAAAATATAATTATATTACAAAATATTTCAACTGGAAGAAGTTTTAATCCAATTTCAGTCTCCATCTTAATTATTTTTTAAGAACTTAAATTTTTTTTCAATTTATAAAAATTAATCTTAATTATTTCTACAATCAAAATAAAATAATGTTTTAGTATCTTTATTAAATTCGAAATAAACATCTGATTCTATATCAAGTATACGAATATATTTTATATCATCATTATTTATTGTAAAATTAAATATCCATTTTTTAGATTGTAATATTTCCGAAGTTCTTCTACATATTAATGATGCATATTTAAATATCATATATTTAACAAATATATCGGCAACAGGATGTCTTCTAATTTTATAAAATATTATTTTCCATTGTAAATATTCTGGTAAATATATCATTAAATTATTTTTAATTTAATGATATTTAATTTCAATTTAATTACGCTTTTATAATTTCGTAAATAACACCCAAACCTATATCTTTCTCTGCCGATCCAACTCTATTATATGTCAATAAATATAATTTATCTTTATTTGTCGAAGATGACAATCCTAAAAAAAATGGAATAGGATAATCATCATAAATAGGATATTTTGAATTATATTCTTGTTTAAAATCATAATTTATTGATATTTTTTTATATTCATGAAGTTCTGATAAACAATTATCAATTGGGACGCGCATAATTTGTCCGCCATTTATTGGTAATCCATTTGGAAATGCTTCCTGTCCTAATCCAGAATTTGTACCCCAATCTGCAATTATAAGTTGATTTGTAAGATCTGGAATTGCATTTCCTAAATAAGGTTGTTGACCAACTATAACAATACCTTGCAATGCATCCGGTCTACTATCCTGATGATAATATTGTATATATGGATGTTCTCTATCTATTGCCAAATTAATTGCATCTTGATAAAATGTCATATTTTTAAAATTTGTAAGAAATTTTGTAAATTCTCCTGTTCCACAAATAAGATTTTGTAAAGATGGCAGATCTCCTTCCCAAGCAGGCCATCCAATATTTCTAATTTCTGAATTTTTTGTATAATTTTTGAACGCCCATACAGATTCTACTGTATCTTGACCAGGCTGTCCCATAAATTTAATATTTTGCTGATTAGAATTTGTAATAGGCATTGATCCTATACCAGACCAATTTCTTACTCCTTTAATTACAGTTTTTGTTAAAGGAGTAATATTATTCGGTAATTCAGAAACTCTTGCAATTGGCACAGAATTATAACTTTTCCACGATAAAGATTTTGTATCAATAAGCATACATTTTCCATGAAAATAATCATCTTTTTGTGATAATTTAAAAGGTCCATCTCTAAATCCTCCATCTCCTGTAAAAAAAACTAATTTATCTTCAATATCATCATAATATAAATTATCAAGAGAATCGTGATTAAAATATGGATTTTTTATAGATAATAATCTTTTAACCTGAAATGGATTTCCATTATTATAATTCCATATATCAAGAACATTCATATGACTATATATATTTTCATTCCATTCGGATAAATTAGGATTGCATGGAGTACTTACATCAGGAAATTCGACATTTGATATATTATCTTTAGATGTATAATAAAGAAAAAATATACCATTTGTCGAAAAATATTTATCAAATGCTATACCTAATAATCCTCTTTCGTCATAATCGGGGATATAAAATCCAGGAGTTCCTAATTCTTTAACTAATTGTGGATTACCTGTAACAAAAGATATATCTAAAATTTTAGATGATATACCATTATATATTTTCCAAATTTGACCAGGTTGAGTGCACACAAAAATACTTTCTGAATTATCATTTGGCGCAATAGCAGATTTAGCCACAACTATAGGTTGAGAAATATTACTATCTGGATAAATTGATAATAATTTTTTTAACGTAACTGTGACATTTTTATCTGATAATTTTGAAACTTCGCATTCGGTTTCGATAATTTCGTTTAAATATATAGAACTCATGTATAATGAATTTGCCATTTCTTCATTATAATCTGTGTTTGTAATTTGAAAAGAAGACATTTTATTTATTAAAAATATTTAATTTTAAAAATAATAAAATATAAATAAAATGTACGTTCATGTAATTATTTTAATAGATACATCTCTTTCTATGGGATTATATATAGACGAAGTTATTTACGGTTTAAATAAATTTTTAGAAAAATTAAAACAAAAATATTCTTATAATTATTTTTTAACTGTCTGTTCGTTTAACAATGAAATGAAATATATAGTAAAAACTATTAAACCATCAAATATTAATAATTTCGATGTTTCTCAATTTACTGTTACAGGAAGAACATTATTATATGATACAATTTGTCAAGTTATATCAGAATTTAAAGATGAAAAAATAACAACAAAAATGTTTATTATTTCCGATGGAGATGATAATATTTCAACAAAATATTCAAAAGAAGAAACTGATAAAATGATAGAAAATGCTATAAATATTAAAGGATGGCAAATTTTACACTGTAATTTAGATACTAGTTTGCTAAATATTCCAACAAAAATATATGATATAAATGATATTTCAAATATTTTTGATAATTTATATTTATAAAAATATTATTTTTTCTTAACCTAAAAATAGGGTTAAGAAAAAAGTTAACTAATTTGTCCAATAAATAATAACAACTCCGTTACCACCTTTACCCCCAGATGTATTATAAATAGGATAGGCAGGGGGTTGAGGAGGAGTTGTAGATGCATAAGATCCCCACGCGGCACCTCCTCCACCACCTCCTCCAAAACCAGAGGTTATACTATTAGTAGCGCTGTATCCTGGAGGTTGATAAGTGCTTGATGTTGTAACTCCTATATTTGCAACACCTCCAACACCTGCTCCAGCTTTTCCTGGATAAGCAGTTCCATTTATACCCCCTCCTCCAGATCCTCCTCCTCCAGCTGTTATAGATGAAGTATTTGAATAAAATGGAATAGATATAGTTCGATATAAAGAATTCGAACTTCCTCCATTTCCAGCGGTATTACCTCCACCCGCTCCATTATTTCCAGCACTTCCTGCATTTGCGGAAGCACTATTTGTTCCACCTGTAGTATTTCCTTTATAAGATTTCCACGATCCACCACCACCACCTCCACCTCCACCACCAGAAGTTATATTAACACTTGCTCCAGCACCGCCTCCAAAATTTGAAGTTCCTTGACTTACACCAGCTCCTCCTCCATTTGCGGTATATGTTATGCTATTTCCAGATAAAAAAGATGATGTTCCAGCTGACCCAGCTGCTGTATTATTTGCTGTTCCTCCGTTGCCTCCTGATCCAACTGTTACCGTATAATTTATGTTTGTCGGAAAACTTACACTTGTTGTTAATATACCACCTCCTCCCCCACCGCCACCTCCTCCATATACTGAAGCCGATGATCCATTCCATTGATCATTTCCAGCTCCACCACCACCTCCTCCACCGATAACAATTATTGTAGCAGTTTTAGCTTGTGTAAAAGTAAATGTTCCAGAACCGGTGAAAACAACTCCTGTATATGATCCATATGTATATTGAGTATAAGTTCCCGTGGCATTGTATATTTTAATTGGATTAATTATATTCTGAAAAATTTTATTCAAGTCATTATTTCCATAATTATTAGAAAAATAATTTGTTGCAGGGGCATAAGATCCACTAACATATGCAGAATATAATGTATTAAGATCTTTACTTGTATTAGATGCACTATCGAAATAAAAAAAATTTGTACCAGTTATTGCCTGAACTCCGGAACTTAAAGGTAAAAATATTTGCGATAAATTATTATTTGTAGAATTATTATAATAGTAATTACTCATTTATAATATAAATTATTTTTTCAAAAAAATAATTCTTCCCATTCAATTGCTAATTTTTCATATGTTTGTTCAATTGCCCAATTATACGCGGTTTCAATAAAATGATTTTTTAAATGCGATCTATCTAACACAAAAAACATTTTATCTATAAGATCATTTATATTATCTTTTATAGGTGCTTTGCATGTAATACCTTTACCTTTAACTATTTCTCCTAAACCCGCTAAATCTACAGTTGCAACTAAACATTTAGATGCCATTGCTTCTAAAGCACTAATACAATATGTTTCTGTAAAATCAGTAGGATATAAAAATATATCAGATTTTAAAAGTTCTATAGCCAATTCTTCTTGAGATACTCTAGAATTTAAATACACATAATCTAATTTTGTAATATTTTTTAAAATATCGTTATCTATCTCATCTTCATTTGCGTATATATATAAAGTAGTATCGGAATATTTTTCTTTTATTTTTGTAATAATTTCTATAAGATAATTCAACCCTCTTGATGGATGAGATGAATATATAAATCTATATGGTATTTTATTTATATTTTTATTAATAAATCTACTAGGATATATAGCATTTCTTGAAACAATTATTTTTTCCGATGGTATATTCAATTTAGAACATGTTAAATTTTTTTGCCAATTAGATACAGAAATTAAATATTTAAATTTATTCGTATGAATTTGAAAACATGATTCCGAAACTATTGGTATAACATCGTGAATCCATAAATATACATTTTTTATATTATTATAATAAATCAAATTTGACGCATCTCTACTTATTATTAAATAATCAATAATATATGTTAAAGCAAATTCCGAAAAATATTTATGATCTATATATTCTATAGAATTATGAATTCCTTCATAATTTAAACTTTTATCTTCGGATTCAAAAGTACCTATAATAAATACTCTATAATTCAATTTAGTAAATTCAAAAGCTAAATTCATTGCCATAATTTCAGATCCAGATACTTTCTTATTTTGTGATCTTGGATCCCAGTAAAATAAAGTTGCACCTGTATGTATAACAAGTGTTTTTGAATGCAATTTAATAGATGATATATCATTTGTATTTGATCCATTTTCATGTTGACATAAATTATATTTTATATTTAAAAGTTCTTGTTTTGTAGGATATATATTTAGTAATTTTTTTAATACCGAAACAGCTTTATCAATATTATTTAAAATTAAATTAATTTCAATATATAGATATGGTATACAAAATTCATATATTGATAAATCTATTAAGACATTTTCAATCTTTGGATTAGAAATATTAATTATACTATTCATAATAGAATCACATTGTTTGTACTTTTTTTTATTTTTATATAGAACGGCTAATTTATAAAGATGTTCTGCTCTATTTATTAAATTTTTTTTAGAAATGTTTATTAAATCTTTTTCAAAAATATCAATATCGTTACATTTTTCATAATTTAGACATGCCGTTTCGTAAAAATAAGTATATGTATAATTATTATCTAAATTATTAACTAATATTAATTTATTATACCAATATAAAGTTTCTTCTATTTTATCCATTATATGATATGTTTTTGCAATATAATATAATATTCGTGGATCATTTGGATAATTTTCAAGATCTTCTTTTAATAATTTGATATCATTTAGATATCTGTTCGAAGATCTAATTTTATGATCTTTGGATGGTAAATCATCTATAAATATATTTTTATTATCTATATCAATTACTTTATCTGTAATAATATATTCATGTACTTTATATTTGAATCTTAAATTTTCTGAAGTTTTTATAATACGTCTAGAATTATATGATCCTAATAAATTATTATTAATATACGATCCTATTTTTATTTGAAAACATTTATCTTTTGATTTTTTTAATAATTTTCTAAGTTGAGATCCTCCATATATAATATAACTATCATCTAATATTATTGTATATTTACAACTTTTTGAAGATAATTCTAAAGACATATTTCTTGTATGACAAAAATCTACAAACTCTATAAAATGTAATTTACCTGGAATATCTTTTAACTCTTCTTTAATTATATCACATGTATTATCTGTCGATCCTGTATCAACTATAGTCCAATAATCTATAAAATTTTTATTTATATTTAAACATTTTTTTAAAATATCACCAGAATTTTTTACTATCATTACAAGTTCCAATAATTTCTCATCTTTCATTTTAAATATTTTTCTTTTTTTCTTAAATCTTATTTTATCAAAATTTTTAGTATATTTGTATTAAAAATAATAATTATGATTTAAAAATTGAATACTATTTTCAAATGAGTAAAACAGAATTATATATAGATACAATAACATTTGGAAAATATAAAGGCTCAACTCTAAAAGTTATGTTAAAAGATTTAAAATATTGTAAATGGTTGATAAACGAGGAATGGTTTGAGAGAGGTTATGAATATTTATATAATATTGTTAAAAGTTATAATCCACGTGAATATTTTATAAATAGCACAAAAAATACTAATTATGAAAATGATTTTTTAAATAATTATACATATTTTAATCTAAAATTAATTGATAATTTAGATATAGATTTATCTGATATAGATATAGTTTGTTATAAATATTATTTATCTTTAATAAATGATTTAAAATATAAAATTATTGAAAGACTAGATAAAAGCAACCCGTATGATATTAAATCGCCTACAAAATGGTTACAAAAATTTGAAAAAGATACTAATTTAACACGAGAAGATTTTAAAAATTTTATTTGTTCTTACGATCTTCCAAATTTAACATATATTATAGAAGATATAAAAAAAGAAGGAGGTATAGAATATAATGGTGCAAAATCTTTTGTTATTGCAAAAAAAAAATCTTTAGAACAAGAAGAATATTGGGAAAATATTTTAAAAGATAAATACGGAGATGAAATCTGCGTTCAATTTAAATTTATTGATTGTTTTTTTGATTTTATTAATATAAGTTCTAATACTATTTATGAATGTAAAATTGGATTAAAAGATTATAATGATATACAATATCAAAAATATTTATTGACTTTAAGTGAATATAATATTATATATTTAATAAGTAATGATTGTATCATTAATATAAATAAAAAAACAATTTATACAACAAATATATCTTATTATTTAATATACAAATCTAATATATTTAAAATTTTAAAACCAAGTAAATTAGATATGATTATTATAGATTTTGATATAATAGATGTTGATGAAATAAATAAATATTTATAAATTGAATTTTTTTTATTAAATAAATAATAAAAAATAAATAATATGGAAAAAAAAGAGAAAGAGAAAAAGAAAAAACCAAGCAAATATGTTTTTACTTTAAAGAATATTGATATAGAAAAAATAGATGAAAAATACGGAATAATAGATAAAAAATTAGATTCTGGAGTAAATATAACTAAATTAACAGAACTTTCCGAATTAGAAAAATCTAACAATACTATATCTTTTTTAGACGAGTCTAAAAGACTTTATAATTGTAATATATCAATGATAGATATTAACAGTTCCAAAGAAATTAATTCTGAAAGTTCTAATAAATATAATTGTTTCTGGTGTAGACATTTTTTTACAAATCAACCTATAGGTTGTCCAATTAGTTATATATCTAATAAAATAACTAAAAGTTATTTTTCCGAAATTAGTAAAGAAAATTATAGTATAAAAGAAAATATTACGAAATCAAAATTAATTAAGTATAACAACACTGTAAAAAATAAAAATATTCCGTTTATTTTTACTTCTTTAAAAGATAAAACATATTCAAATTTTAATATAAATAAAGAACGGGATTACTATGATATAGATGGAATATTTTGTTCTTTTAATTGCTGTAAAGCATATATTAAAGATAATAAACATAATATTTTATATGAGAAATCGGATATATTATTGACTAAATTATATAACGATATAATTAATAATGATAAAACAAAAGCCAAAGATGATATAAAAAATATTGAAATAAATCCAGCCCCACATTGGAGACTTTTAATAGAATATGGAGGTAATCTTGATATAAATAAATTTAGAGAAAATTTTACGAAAAATAGCTATGATTTTCATGGTATTTTAAGACCATGTAGTTATTTATACGAGGAAAAATTTACGTTTTCTTAATCATTTATAATCTTGTTTTCTTAACTTGTTTTTAAGTTAAGAAAAAATATTATATTATTAAAATTTTGATATCACAGTAAAATAATTTATCAACGATTTATTAGTTTGAATATTTTGCTGTTGACTATTATAAAACCATATCATTTCTCCTCCATCAATCGCCCAAGAATTTAAAGATGGTGTTTTAAATGCTTGTTTTACTATATTTGTAAGATCATTTAAATCTACATATCCCGATGAAGGAGATGCTTCCCCCTGAACAACTTTTCCCATTACAAGATAACTTGATTTAATACCCATTCCAATTAATTCTAATATTGAAGTACACGCAGTTGAATTATCTGATTTAATAAAAATTTGTTCAAATGTCTGTGATGGTCCATTATTATAATATTGAATATTAAACCAATCAAAATATTGAGAATAATTTTTATAAATTAAATTATAAATATTTCCAAATTGAGGAGTAAAGTATGGTGGTTGGGGAGCATGAGAAATTTGACATTTAGGATTTAAATTTTTTAATTCTTTACACACATTTCCTATAAAATCAGAACATTCGGTAAACATATCATTTATACCTTCAATATCTAAATCGAAATAATTATGCAATCCAGCACTTTTTACAAGATTAAAATAATCCCGTGCATATTTTTTAGGATTATTATAATAATAACTATTAGAATTAGAAAATGTTTGTGAATATGGAACTGGCATAGATGTAGCCCCCCCTAAACTTACTCCTATAATAAAATTAGATATTAATAATTGTTGGTTTGCTGGAGTTAACGATTTAAATGCATCAAGCATATAAGCAGATCCTGTTAAAGATTGTGTAATATTTGGTTGAACTATAAAAGTAAATAGTAAATGTGTAATATTTGCATTTTTAAGAGAAGTTACCAGTAAAGATACATCGGAATCTGATATCCAGTATCCAATATATGCAATTCTTTTTTGTAAATTTTTACGAGAAGGTATTATAGGTGTTGGAATAGGTTCCGGTTTTGGTTCTTGTATAGGCTCTGGTTTAGGAGTTGGTTCCGGTTTAGGTGTCGGAATAGGTTTTAAACTATCATCGGAATTAAATATAAAATTTATAGGCATTGTACCAGATCCTCCAAATTGAATAACTTGTGTTGTATTTGCCGTTATAGTTGGACTATACGATTGGGGATATAAAATCATTTGATTATTTTTGTCTATTTTACCTAGCTGTAATGCATTACTCCAAGTAATTGTTGATCCAATAGGTAATACACAACTAATTGTCCATTTTGAATAATTATTGTTAGTATTATTATTTATATTTAATATACCATTGTAACCATTTGACCAAACGTCGGTAGATTTAGAAGATATTATTACCATTTATTATAAACTATTTTTATTTTAAAATAAAAAGTATTATTATTACTCTTTTTCTTAACCATAAATGATGGTTAAGAAAAATATATTAATTTTATTTTTTTACTCCAATTAAAGTTTTTATTCCCATACAATTAAGTTCTTGATTCAATAATTTTGATGCATATGGAAGATTTACTCTTGAAATTTGATCTGTTTTACATACTTTACATTCAGTAGGAGTCGTTGCAATATTTCCACAATTATCACAAATATTTATAATATAAGGATCTGACTTTTCAAAAAGTCTTTCTTTTAAAAATCTTGATGTTCCGTGGGCGATCATACAGTTATGAGATACAATTCCATTTGCTAAAAATGAATGAGTTTGTTCAACTTGAATATCGTATACATCCTGCTTTCCAATATCTTCTATATTAATCACTTTTAAATTCATTGTTGGTAAAGCTATTTTTTCTCTTTCCACTCCATATCCAGAAGATTTATCACTTTTTAGGAACCAATCGATTGCTCCAATATCTTTAATATATTGTTCAGCAATTATATAGTCTTTATTAATCTTTTTATATTCATGATAAGATACACCAGCTGTTAATCTTTGATTTTTATGACAACAATATCTAAATCCTATTTTTTCTGCAAACATGTTCAGATCTTTTACTTGAATAAGCAATGTTGATTGGTAACATTTATTAACTATTAATTTATAATTCTTTTTTGACCAAGTAGTTTCCTTAAGTTTTTGAATAGATACATTTGAAATATTAAATCTTTTATCAAGAAAATCTTTAATATCATTCATTGTTTTTTTTAAAGATGTAACACTATTATATTTTCTTGATTTAGAAAATGCCACAGATGAAATAATATCTCTTTTACCTCTATACATTCCTAAAACACATGTATGTCCGTCTCCTCCAAATAATCCACCTAAAAATTCACGAATTATAGGGGTTGGACATTTATCATCGTATAGAAAATATGGTAATGTAAAATCTTGATCAACTTTTTTCCCTAGAGTAACACCTTTAATATTTATAATAATATTTAACAAATTTTTATTTATATTTATTTCGTAACAATTTCGCGAATTTAATTTAGGACAAGATGTTGTCTGGAAAAAAGATAAATCTTTTATAATATTTTCAGCGTCTAGTTTATGACCAATCCTAATCCGACCCGATTTTTCATTTAAACTTCCATCTGTAATAATATATCCTAATAATCTACAAAATGCCAAAGTTTTTACATACTCTTTAAAGGTATTTGTTTTAAATATATAATCTATAATCTTAAGTTCCCAATTATTACATAATAATATTTCACTATCAAAATCTGCAACCGGATATATTATACCTGTTTTTAATCTTGTTTCTTTTATTATTAAATCCTTGGCCTCTATCCATTTATCTTTTTCATCTAGTAATTTATGGTTTTTTGTACATTCAATAATTCTTCCATCTTCAAAAGTAATCTTAAGACAATCTTTTTTACCTTTGTATAAAAATTCTGATTGTTGTGAATCAATTAGACCATTATCTGCAAATGAATAACCCAATACTTCATGTTTTCTTGAACTCATATTTTTTATAAACACACTTAATCCTTGAACTAATACTATAGGTGTTGACCCTGTAAAGCAGTCTCTTTCCATCTCTCCGAATCTTAAACCTCCATCCCGAGATCTACCTTCTAAAGGTTGTCTTGTAAGTGTTGTAACATCTCCTTGTCGGCGACTGTTAGCTGTCCAACATGGTTTACCATTACGTCTTACATAAAATACTTCAGATGATACTTGTAGACAGAAAACTGGACATTCAATATCATTTGATAATTTTTCGTATTTATTATTATTTACACAATCTTTGTTCAATTTTATACTATATATGTCATAATTTATTTTATTTACAGTACATGAATAACCTGCATGTAATGCAATTTGTTGAATTTGATCTGAAAATTGTTTATTTTCATTAAGATATTCGTCACTTTTATAAAAGAAACTATCTAAAAATATTTTACTTTGTTTTCTTGATAATTTAAAAATCCAGTCAGGAATTGTTTCTCTAAATTTCCATAAATAATTATTAATTTGTACATTATTAATTCTTAATACTAAATTATCTTTATTTATTTCAGATGGATATATATCGTATATACCAAACTTATCATCTATTAATTTTTTTTTATAAAACCAAATAGTTATAAGATTTAAATTATCTATTAATTCTTCATTATACAAATAAGAATTTGTTAAATATATATATTTACAGTAAGTCTCATCTATTTCTAATTGACACGATCCAAATCTATAAAAAGTTCCTAATAAATGTAACCATTTATTCATGATATCTATGTCAAAAAGTATTTCGTTATATTCATCTTTTAATATTTTACAACTAGGCAATTTAAACAAATAATCTTTTTGTTCAAAATTCTCAACATTATTTTTATAAGTTACTTGTTTACCTACTATATCTTCCGCTTTATGAAAATCATAATATGTTTTGTCATTTTTTACCCACATTCTATGATTACCTGTAACATATAGATCAATATCATCATTTTTTATTTCATACATAGAACCTTTATAATTTGGATAATACATTATATCAACTGGTTTTTCGTATAAAAGTTTATCATCTTTTAAAATAGCTATAAAATCATCTTTTGTAAGTTGATAATAAGTTTTCCAACCATTAATTGTTAACACTTCCGTATCCATACTTAGACAATGAATCTTGGCAGCAACCATATGCTTTAAGCGCTGATAATACGTTGGACCGCAATTCGAAACTATATTTAAATCAGCCAGAAGAAAATTATGATTTGAACCGGATTCTATAGTAACTCCAAAAAAATCATCTTCGTCTTTTTCGACTATTTCAAATTGTATTTTAAATGTATTTTTAAAAGGTTTATCAAAATATTCTTTTGGCATCTGTTTATATTGGGTTGATGGTTTTATATTAATTAAATTTGCTCCAGATATACACATTGACCAATAACTATAGCCACTTTCTTGATTTATATTTCTTATAGTACTTTTAAGACCCAAACTTCTACAAATTATTCTAATCATTAACATTGAACTTTTGTGAATCAAAGGACTTTGACCTATTACATAATATTTTTCACAATTTTGATTATAATTATCTATACTTGGTAAATGTCCTTCGGCATCAATCATACCCTCTAATATTTTTTGTCTAAATGAAATAGATTGATTTAATAAATTACTAGTTAGTTCGTCATTAAATTCTTTGGTTTTATATATACCTAATTTCTTTAGAATAATTATGAATGTATTTTTATTTTCATCTTTATGCTGAAATATAAAATGATAATGTTCTTTATCATCTTCTCTAATAGTTTTAACATCTTCTTCCACATTTAATTGTTTTGCAATATCTTTACATCTATTTAATATATCAGTTTGTTGATAATCTATAAATATTAGATTATCTTTTCCATCTCCTGTCCATAATCCTAATATCCATCCAATCATATCTACGCTTATTCTTTCGCTATAATTTTTATTACCACTCTCAATATAACAACTTTCAATAAATTCTTCAATATTTAATTTACTTAGAGATGAAAATGTTTTCAATGGTTTTGAACACCATGATAATCTTAATTCTTCATTGTTTATCTTTTTTTTATATTCTAAATAATTTTTTACAGTAACTTTCCATTCTATATCACTATTTATTTTATTAAATAATTCCATTGCATTATTATATGCAATATCTTCATTTTCAGATTTTTCTTCTTTATCAGTCCAACAAAAAGATCTTTCTTTTTTTACCAATATTTCAAATCCCATTTCTGAATCAACTATTACTGGATATGTTACAATCCATGCTTTTCTTTCTTCATTTTTATAAATATATTTATTACTATTTGTATATAATACAAGATAATGATCTTCGTTTACAGTATATCCAGTCTCTTCAATTGTATCTTCTTGATTATTAAAAGTTGGTTTTATATGATACATTTTACCTCTTCCTCTGGGAAGTTGCATTACCAATTTTGGTTTCGCATCCGCACCCATAACATATTCTCCTATTTTAACATTTTCTATATTTTTTATTGTACAATCACCCATTAATACTTTTGTACCTTTTTCAAAACAAAATACTTTAGCTTTTATAGGTTCTCCGGTAAATCCATTTATAAGTTCTTCCCAACCATATTTTTCATATCCATTTTCCTGAAGTCTATCACACAATTTTTCTGCGATATTAACACTATTACTTGTAAAAGGTGTTGAATCTCCAAATGTTCCTTCTAATAAACATGATTTTCCTAGTATAGTTTCCAGTAATACATTAACCGTCATTCTTGATGGTATGCAATGACTATTAATTAATAAATCTGGACATATTCCATCCGGAGTAAATGGCATATCTTCTTGATTATATATCATACCGACTGTACCTTTTTGAGCAGCACGACTTTGACCACACCAAATTCCCTTACCATTTCGTCTAACATAAATTAATCCATCTTTGGTTGGTACGGTACAACAATAAACTTTACCATCGAAATTAATCCAAGAATCTAATTGTTTTCCATTTTTTATATATTTATTTACTAATGGATTTGTTTGTGTTTTACAAATTGTTAAATTCCAATGATCTTCCGTAGATATAATTTGTCTTTCATCAATATTTCCTCCGAATGTTCCTTTTTTAGATTTTAAATAATAATTGCAACCCCATCCAGCGTGTAAACATAATCTTTGAAAATCGTCTCGCAATTGTATACTAGATGTATAATATCTTTCCGTGGTAGTTCCTTTCATATAATTTCCGTCTCCTAAAATCATTCCTTCAATTAGTTTTCTAGAATAATATATATCAAGATTAAAACACCATTCTGGTAAATATTTATTAACTGCGCCAATACTTAATAGGTGTAAATAATAAATTAGTCTTAAATCTCCGCAATACCAAGAAACTAATTCTCCTTTAGACATGTGTAAATTCCATTTAAATTTTAATTTACTCATACATTTTTCAAGTTGTTTTTTAACTCTATCTTTATTAACAGCTATATTAACTTTTCTTGAATGAATACCTCCAGTTTTATAGTACGAAATTGAACATGAACCTTCAGCAATCCATATACCAAAAAATATACACCAAGCTTCTAAATCAAGTTCAATTTCTGGTAAATCGCCATATCCTGGAAGTTTAAAAGTTTTTAACGAGTTTTCTGGACTCCAATCGTCAATATTATTTTTATAACTTCTCATTTTTCCATATATTTCATCAGCTCTTTGAATATTATAATTTTTTCTATGACAATTTCCAGTATACATTCTATGATTTGGTGTAACACATAAATCTACTTTATCACTTTTTATATTATACATTTTTCCTTTATAATCATATGATTGAACTTCTGTTGGATGATGATATTCCAATTTTGTTTTATTGATTAAACACGCAACCTTATCTTCTACTTTTATATCCGCGATAAATTTCCAACCTTTTTCAGTTAGAACTTCATGGGTCGATTCGTAACAAGCAAATTTGTCCCCTATCTCAGGGATACAATGATTTCTAATAGTTACTTTAATCATTTGATATCCATTTGGTGTAATAGTTTTTATAATTTTATCTATATATCCCTCTTCTCCTGATTTAATAATATAACTGCAATCTACAGTTTCTTCTTCATCAGTTTTATTATATTTTTTATTTAAAATTTTTCCTATAATTACATCTCCTTTTTCTACATATACATTTTTACCATTAATATGTTTTTTTACAATACCATTTTCATCTAAAAAACTATAATTTGCATGTCTTTTTCTTTTATCAAATGGAGGTAAACATATTTTTTCATTGTTGTGATTTTGTTTTCTTTCTTCATCCATCAATGTTCTATAAGATGTTGATGTGAACATACCTCTTTCTATTGCAGATTTATTAAAGATAACAGAATCCTCTTGATTGAACCCGGAATAACACATGATTGCTACGATAGCATTAATTCCACTAGGCATATCGTCAAAACCCATAAATTTAGATGGAATCGTACTGACAATAGCTTTTTGTGGATAATCTAATACATGAACTATTGTATCTGTTCTAATTTGATGAGACAATGCAAACATTCCAACGCTTTGTTTCCCCATACTAGATTGGTAAATGTTGCGAGGAGAATTGTGGACACAATATGCATCTCCGCATAAAAAACTTTGATTTTTTGAATCAACTGTTATATCTGATATAATATTTTCATTTGATTTAATAATACTTCTTATTGGTACAAATAATGTATTACTTTCAAATTTAATACTATTGCACCACTGTTTTACTGTAATTAAACCTTTAGGCAACCCAATTTCTTTACCATTTAATTTTAAAATATCGCAAACAATTTTTATAGGTATTCCTAATTTTTGTGCAATTTCTGATCTAGAAATATTTCCATAACTTTTAATTTTTTTTACTAATTTTATTCTATTTTTATATTCTAATTCTATATATTTCAAATACTCTATAAATTTACCACTTTCAAGTTGTTTTAATACATCATATCTATAATTAATAGTATCAAAATATTTAATTAAATTTTCACGCGTTGAACTAATATAATATGATACTTCTATTCTATCTTCATATTTAGTAGAAGGTTTATGTTTAATATCATTAACGTTAATGCCAAGTTCTCTAAATAATTTAACAATATCTGACATCATTTTAATCATTGAATTAACATATTTATTTTGTATAGTTTTCGTTGTAGCTCCAATATTAATATTAATTTGTTTATCTGATCCACTTTTAATTTTTGAACCATCTCCGCCCTGAAATCCTGCTAAAAATTCTCGTTTAATCATATCTGAACCATTCATAATCCAATCAGGTATTTTACAAGCATATTGTGTAGTTTTTTTCCCATAAATCATACCCAATGCAATAAAAAATGCTGGAAAAGCTCCCGAATGTGTAGAACCATATCCTATTTTTTCTGTATTTCCACCTTTAGTTGTACGAAATCCTAAATATTTAATATCAGATTCAAATATTTCTAAACTATATTCAGATCCAAAATCTGCAGATAATCTTACATTTCCGTACTTACTAGAAACTCCTATCCAAGTATTTGCAAGTAAAAATCCAAATAATCTTGAAATAATATTAATATATTTAGAAGTATTTTTTAAAGGTAATAAATGTTTAATTTCGTTACAATATTTTTGAATATTAACATTTTTAATTCCGGATTTTAAACAATTATTTATAAAAGTATCTTGTTCCATAATAATATATTCTTTCACAATTGTAGAAACTGGTTTTGGTTCAATAGAAATAGCAATTAAAGTATTATTAACTTTTAATTCCTCCAATCTTTTCCAACCATTATTTGTCATAAAACGATGATCATAAGTTGCTGTAATTTTTCTACCACTTATTGTAGTTATTTGAAACATTTCTTTATTAGTTGGATGTGTTTCTGTATATGTTACAGTAGTAATACTTTGTTTCTGATTAATTGGGTCAAATGTTATAACTTTATCACCAATTTGTATATCACAAATAGGTTTTGTGGTACCATCAGCTAAGTAAACAGGTTCCTCTTTGAAGATACACTGACTATGGTCAGGAAAAGGTATATTATTTGACATAACTCCCATCATCATAGCAGGACAAATTTCACAATAATTACATTTAAATTTTTTCAAATCTGTTTGATCCATTGCTATAACAGAATTTTCAGCTTCATTATTATCTATATATTCTATATATCCATTATCAACAAATTTATACCAATCTATATCATCAGATTCTGATATATTTAATTGATTATCTTCGTTAACTGTAAATACGGGTCTTATCAATCTTCCTTCGTCTGAAAATATTTTAATTTCGTTATCTAATTTATTATATATAAAAGAAATCTGTTTATCTAAAAGACCAGTTTTACGATAAAATCTCATTTCTTCTAAAAATATTTGCGGATCTTCACATATACCAGTTAATATACCATTTATAAATATCTTCGAAAAATTATTTTGATCTTTTAAAGGAATATCATCTATAAAATTAAAATTTTCACACGTTTCTATTATTTCTTTAACTAGAACTGTGGGAATTCTATTTGTAACTGTTGTTGTTAATGCAAGATTTAATACAATACCTATCGGCTGCCCTTCTGGAGTATTATGTACTGTAGTAAAATCTCCCAAAAGAAATCTTCCATTACCATTTAATTGCCACCCAACAAATGGGGCAAAATCTTTCTTAATTACATTGATTTTAGATTGTAAATTTGAAGATGAACTATTTTCAAAATCTTTATCTAAGTTATTAAATGGCGACAATGTAGGTATTTCATATAAAAAATCTCCTTTTATAGATATACCGGTATAATTTTTTTCATCATATATTTCACATGAAAATCCTAAAGATTCGGCAAGAAATAAAACGTCTTTAATAATTTGTATATTTTTATTAGTTTGACAAATTTGTATATTGGTACCATTTTCGATAACAATTCCGTCGGTATCAATAATGCCAGCTAATACTTTTAAACGAGTATCGCGATCATTAATAATATATTCAATTGGTATTTTTTTATTAATCATTTTTGGGCTAGAAATATATTGATTTTTTATATATATCTCTTTTTTCTCGCAAAAATTGAATAAATTTTCATGACACAACATCAATCCATTTCCAACTATTAATCCTAATATATATGGATCTATTTCAACTTCTTGTTTTTCCCAATTAATTCCAGATGATTTAAATCCAAATAGTTGATCTTTCTCAATTTGTGGAAGTTTAAGATAATCTTTAATCTTAATATCTAAAATATCATCTTCTAAAATATTACTATTAAATATTTTTGCATCTTCGATATTATTAAAATAATTAATTTTATGTTTAAGTTCATTTTTATCAAACCAACTAAACTGAAATTTATCTTTATATTCACTTATTCTTTTATGATTTTGTATTTTTAAAGTTAAAATATGATTATCTGTAACAGTATAATTCATAAAATTATTTTTTGTCTGCTGTATTTCATACATTGTTGTTTCTCCAGAAGTTGTACTTCTTACACTAGTTTGATTTCCATTATCATCAATCAAAATATCTCCAACTTTAATATCTTTTGCTAATTTAATTGTTCCATTCCATAACAATATAGGTGTTTCCGGATCAAAACATTCATTTGGACACAAGTACATAATTTGACTTGAATGAGTTTGTCTAATCTTAGGATTTTTTCCTTCTTTTCCAATTGGAATAACAAGTCTTCTTTTATGAGACAAAGTGCCTCCAAATGTCATTCTTTGTAATACCTGAGATACACCAGTTCTGATATAAGAATTCTTTTGAACACCCCAATTTCCAGTTGCAAAACTGTAACGTAATCCAGTAGTTATTATTGTATTCTTAGAAATTACACTTAAAATATCAGGTCGTTGTTTCTTCTTTTCTAAATCTTCTTTAATTTTTTTCGTATATCTTTTAAACAATGTTCTAAATAATTCACAGCATAATACGCCCGACATTTCAACTCTCTTATTACAGTAATTATCTCTGTCGTCTTCGTTTCTAATTCCTACATTAGTATTTAATAATTTACTTATCATACTGCCCAAAAAACATGCTTTTTCTTTTATAGTTGAAGAAATACCCATATGAGGTAGAATTTCATTTTCAACAACTTGACAACCATATTCTCCAAATTTTTCTTCTTTTATTATATACATAGAATACTTTCCTATATATCTCAAAGCATCTTTTTGAGTTTTTATAAAATAACTATCTCTTATAATGTATTTTATATATTTCTGAACAGCTTCATTCTTATTTCCAATTATATTAAATATATCTTCATCTTCGAGAAACCCTAAAGCTTTAAAAACAATGCCAGCTGGTATTAATTCAGTAATACAATGCAAAGAAAAAACTATTGATCTATCATCTGCTCCAATTTTTGCTTGTATAGAAACTGAATGACCAGTTTCTTCCGACATACTTCTGATATCACATACATACTTATATTTATCTCCAGATTTTTGCAGTAATATAATTGGATGATTATAAATCCCTCTCAGTTGCCCAACTAAAACACGTTCTTTTCCTTTAATAATAAAATAACCTCCTTCATCCCATTCACACTCTCCCAATTTGGTTCTTTCCAATTTTGAATGTTTCATTAAATTACATTTACTGGATCCTAACATAATAGGTATTCTTGCAATCATTCTTCTCTTGTGAACAATTATTTCAGGTTCTTGACCTTCGGTCTCAAATGTCTCAATTATATCTACAAAAACAGGAGAATCGTATGTTAAATCTCTAACACGAGCTTCCGCTGGATATAATACGCGTACTTTTCTATCTTCTTCAATTATTACAGGTTCTGGTATATAAATATTAGTAAATTTGGCATTATACTTTAATCCTTTTTGATTAAAAATAATTTCATTTTCCTGAATCACTCTACTCATTCCAGATTCAATACAATCATTAAAAGGTTTTATTTGATGATCAACAAAACCCTTCTTTTTAAAATGGTCTTCAAGTATTTGCCAACAAAAGTTTTCTGAAATATTTTTTTCCATTTATAAGAGTTAAATTATTTTAACTTAATTTATATTTATTTTCAATTTTAAATTTATAATTATATTTATAAGAAAAATATAAATATAATTTCATTTTTAATTTAAAAATTCATAATATAATTATAAAAATGACATCATTAATAACATTACTGGTTTATAATGGTTTAGCAAATCGTCTTTTGCCTATAATTTCGTGTCTTCGTCTAGCAAAAAAAACTAATAGAAAAATAAATATAGTTTTTAGAGGTACACCTATAAGAACTTGTATACCGTATTATGGAGTTGATTGTACATATTATGATCTTTTTAAGAAAAATAATAATATTATTATTGATTTTGACGAAAATAATATTAAATATGATCGAACTTTTAATTTTGAATATTGGTTAAATAAAGAAACTATTATTGACGTTTCTGGAAATTGTAATATATATGTTAATTATTGTTTATATACATTATTATCATTTGATGATGATAAAAAAAGTATTTTTAAAAATATACAGGATAGAATTAAAATTCCTGGAGAAATATTTTTTGACGAAATTGGCGCTGAATTAGGAACAATATTACGCGAAGAAATAAATCCTGTCGACGAACTTCAAGATGAAATTAATAAATATAGATCAGTATTTAAGACTAATATGATAGGAATTCATATTAGAACATCCGATGGTGGATTTATTAATCATGATTGGGATAATATAGTAAAAAATTTAATTTCTAAAAGTATTGTATGGTGTAATGAAAATAAAGATAATGGTATATTTTTGGCAACAGATAGTTTAAAATATTATAGCGAATTTGCTTCTAAATTTACGACAGATCAATTTATTTTCTATTATCCACCTGAAATATTATGCGACACTAAATCAGATAATATGGATAAATTTAGAAATGATAAATTTAATGTACTATGTGCGGTTGTAGAACTCTATCTACTTGGATCGTGTAATTCAAAAATTATAGGAACTGTTAATAGTACATTTAGTATTTGTTCTATGCTTATTGCATCCCCTAATACTAAAAAATATTTAATTAATGACATTGATAATATACCATCAAAATTCTAAAAAAATAAATTTTATATAAAAAATATATAAAATTATCTAATATTTACATCCAGTAATCAAAGAAAAATATTCAAATGGATATGTTGGGATATTAATATTATAAATTCTATCAAAATCTATAACAATTAATTCATTTTCTTTAACACTATCAAAAAAATCCGATATATATACAGGTTTTTCAAAGATATAATGTCTTATATATGAAAATATATGATAATATTGTTTTGAACTTGTAACTAAATTTTGTATAAATACTATTTGTCCATTATTTTTAAGTATTGTTTTTATTTTACATATAATATCTTTTATTTTAGTTTCAGAGTATTTGGAAAAAATATCGTATAAAATAATTATATCATATATATCTTTCTCTTCGTATAGTTGTAATATATTAATATTTTTAACAGATAATTTTTTTTCTATTATAATATTATTTAAATTTATTGTATCTATATTTATATCTATAACCAAAATATTAGATGATTTTTTAATTTTGTTTTCAAAAAAATTAGTGTACATATTATCTTTTTTGAACATAATTTATATCCTTAAATATTATAAATCAATATTTTTTAAATCGGCATATCCTCCTATAAATTTAGAATTGCGAAATATAATTGGAAAGAATCTATAATTATTTGTTTTTGTATCTATATTTTTATAAATTTCTGATATATTATCTTCATTAACTTTAATTTCTTTATAATTAATATTTTTTGAATCAAATAATTCTTTTGCATTTTTACAAAATGAACATCCTATTTTGGAATATATAATATATTCTTCTTTTTCTTTTTCTTCACCACAACCATCTATATTTATATTTTTAAATAAATTTCTATATTTATCTTTTAAATCTACCTGAGTTCTATTATTTTGTCTAAACAATGGAACATTTTTAAGTATAATTGCCCATGATTTTTCATACTTTTCAACTGCCTGTATTAACATATCTGTTTCTAATTGACTCCAATAATGTTTCTTTCTTCGTGGACTTGTTGGGATATTTGATCTATTTAGTATATAAGACATTTATTTATATAAAATAAATTAAAAAAAATTGAAAATTAAAAAAAGTTATTTATATAAAATTACACAATGGTAAATAAAAAATGGCGAGAAATTGATCCCATTCCTTATAATGGAATTAGAGGTTATGAATTTAAAGAATTCATAAGAGGTTTACTTGTACGAGGAAGAATAAAAGACAAATATATTGATATGCTAATAGATGATAAAAATATGGAATTATATAATGATGCATTTACATCTGATATTATTGATAAAACACGTAATTATCAAATATGGGAATTATTAGGAGATGTTTCCGCTGCACATTTTATTAAATATTATTTTTGTAGAAGATTTCCATTTTTACAAAATGCATTAGGTGTTAAAGTAATTGCCAGAATTTTAATACATTATGGTGCAAAAACATCATTTTCTAGAATTGCTGATAAATTAGGTTTTTGGCCATACATTACTTCTTCTGTTAGACAACGCAATTCAATTCAAATGGACTTATTAGAAGACGTATTTGAAGCTTTTATAGGTACTACAGAATTTATAATAGATAGTAAAACACAAGTTGGTGTTGGATTTGCCATAATATATGATATATTAGCAAGTGTTTTTGATGAAATGCATATATCTTTAAAATATATTGACCTTTTTGATGCTCGAACAAGATTAAAAGAAATATTTGACTATCGTAAAGATATAGGAGTTATAGATTATATTACAGTAAAACCAGATAACATTAATTATACAACAGTATATAGAATAGTAGGAGGGTATGCAAATAATCCTAAAAAGGGAGGTACATTGATAGAAATAGGAAAAGGATCATCTTATATTTTGGAAGAATCTGAAGAAAATGCAGCTGAAAATGCAATTGCTAATTTAAAATCCCAAAATATTTATAAACCAATAGATCCTTATTACGAAACTATTAAAGACGCTCCACAACAATATCCTATTAAAGGTTTAGATAAAAAAGATTTATTTGATTCCGAAACTCTATATCAAAGATTAAAATTTAGAGATATAAAATTCGTTAAAAATAATTTTGAGAAATATTATAATGAGTTTTTAAATACATATATTATGGATCCAAGTAAAGATATAAAAACTATTAAAAATTTACGTAATATATCATCTTTAAATAACAAAGAATTAGATAAATTAGCGAATATATTTAAATTAGCAGTCATTGATAAAATATTTATTAAATATTATGATACAAAAAATGAAAAAACATATATATTAAATTCTCTTGTTGATTATGATACAGAATATTGGACATATGAAATAGAAAACACAGTACTTGAAAAATTAGAACAAAAATTAAATTATATCGTACCAATTTAATATTACAAATTTATAATTTTCTTAATCAAATTTTAGATTAAGAAAAAAAAGCAGAAAATTTATATTTTTATTTTTTAGATTTAGACTTTCTACGAACCGATTTCGATTTAGACTTTTTACGAGATGACTTAGATTTTGACTTTTTACGAGCTGACTTAGACTTTCTACTAACTAATTTAGACTTAGACTTTCTACTAACTAATTTAGACTTAGACTTTCTACTAACTAATTTAGACTTAGACTTTCTACTAACTAATTTAGATTTTGATTTTCTACGAACTGATTTAGATTTTGATTTTCTACGAACTGATTTAGATTTTGATTTTCTACGAACTGATTTAGATTTTGATTTTCTACGAACTGATTTAGATTTTGATTTTCTACGAACTGATTTAGATTTTGATTTTCT